AGAAAGACTGAGCTATATCACCCCACTGACCACCAGACTCTTTTTGTCTATCTCTAAGATCAATTAAAGATTGTAGGGTCTCATCTTCAATAGAGTTATCAATATCTACATTAACCTCTTCAGATTGTAGTTTATTTATAAACTCGCTATCGTATAAATTCTTTTGAAGTTCTTTTACACTAAAGTCTTCTCCGTTAACTTTTATGAAACTTGTAGGCATATAGCCTAAGTCTACACCTTGCTCTTCAAATTGTTCTTTTCTTTGATCTGGTGAAAATACCTCAGTTATCTGTTTAGCCTTAGCAATATTATACTGCTTCTCTGCTTCAAATATTTTTTCTTCGTTATTGGCAAGGTATTGATCAGCCTTGTCTTCATCTGTAACTTGGAAGTCTTCTTCTAAATCTTCAGTACTAGTTATTCTGTTATATAACTTAGAGAAGAAACTAAGCTCCTGCTCAGATTCTTTTTCTTTCTTTTCCTCTTCAGCTTTAGATTTCTTAATAGCTTCAAAGTTTAACTTATCATCTAAGTTTAACCCTTGAGCTTCGTAGAAAGGTCTTAACTCGTCTTGTTTTACTAGAGCGATTTGCTCTTCTATAGGTAGGCTTTTTCTTTTAGCTAGTCTTTCTTCTAAACTAAGCTGAACGTCTTGTTCCAAAGAAGATTGACCATCTTCCGATACTGATGGAGATACCCCTGAATCCGTCTGAGCAGTTGCATCTTGCAATACTGAAGAATCTTTTTTTTTTAAACCAAGTAACTCCTTATAATCATCTTCAGAACCATTATATCCAGAACCCTTAAATAAACCATAAGAGTCTGCAAATGCCTCAGCGTTTTCAGATAATAAAGTGTAAAACTCATCTTGTGTACCATTGTAGCCTGATTGTGTAAACAGACCGTAGGCATCTTTTAATGCTTCTTCGTTCATTACTTATTAATTATATTTTGAGGTATCTATACTTTGAGGTGCAGCACTAACATCAAGCTGTCCTATTTTGTAACCTATAGAACCTTTTTTAAGCTCTTTTACCTCACCACTTATAGCTTCTAAAGGTATTAAAAACTCTGCATTTCCAAATATAACTGCAGCTACTTTTTGGTTATCAGTTGTTAAACCAATTCTAGTAACTTTAGCTTGAACACTCTTACTACCTTTGTCTATTGCTTCTTTATATAGCTTGTTAAATTGTTCTTGACGCTCTCCTTGACCTGGTAACAAAGACTGAGGAACTAGCCTAACTGTTATTCCTCTATCATCAACATCATCATACATTCCTGGATCAAACTTAAACTTAACATCTCCGTAAAATATAGGAGTTACTTTAGTAGGTCCTGTAAAGAAGTTAATCTCCTCCTTAGTCAAAGCATCCTTATCTTCTTCTTCTTCCTTTTTCTTAATCAGAATACGATTACCAGTATCTCTTTCCCATACCTTTTCAGCAAGGTAATTAACGTACTTAACGTGATCCTTCTCGTTAAAAAATTCAGATTTAGGATCAAACCTATCTTTTTCAGTTTGAGATGGAGTATTTGTAAACCCTTCTTTTTCTAATAAGTAAGCTTCTATGCCATCATAAAGAGTTCCGTTTATCACAAATTCCTCGTTAAAGTAATCTTTTTCAGCCTGGGCAGATGAAAATTGATTAGTATTAGTTTTTATTAAATGATTTGAAGTAAAGCTATTAGTAAAATTCTGTCTTTCACCAGGAATAGCACCTTTATATGTGTTACCATCATTAGGATCTACATACTGTCCAATCATTCCCTGTAAGGTAGCTTTGTATCCAGGAATAGTTTCATCTATTATCACTTGACCATCAAAGTCATTTTCAAATGACGCTATCCTAGATGACAAATTAAAAGTACCATCACTAAGCTCTTGGAAGATATTATTCTTATTAATATCTATCATATTGTTACCATCAGCATCTGTCTGGTATCTAAGATTTGCAGCGTTTGGATTTAAAGGATCGTATATAGACAACTTAGAATCAAGACCCTTAACGTATTGTGAAAATAGTTTTAACTCGTCTCTTCTATCTTGTATAGCAGATTGAATAATTGGATCATTGTTGTCATAGTTGTCTGCTACAAACTTATTGAAATCTGAAGCTCTTTTGCTTATCTCTAGTTTTAACCTAGGATCTGATATGCCACTATAATCAGCGTCTACAGAAGAAGATGCTATACCTGATTGACGATTTAATCTTCTTCTATCAGCAGCCTCTTGCTTTCGCATATTCAAGTTCTCTTCTTGTATAGCTAATTGCCTTCTAGCAATTTCCTCCTGCTCAAGATTTCGATTGTTTTTTAGAACTACACCTGTGAAAAATAAACCTTCTCCAGCCATGTCTTAGTATTTAGATTTCATGTAGGCTCCCATTCTAGCTTTAACCTTAGCTAGGTAACCTCCACCTTTCATTTCAGGTGCATCAACTCTCCCTTTTTCTTTTATAAGAAAATCTCTATAGTTCTTAATAAAGTCAATTTCAGCCTTATTAGTTGAGTCTATATCGAAAGAAAGTTTATCACCAACGTACTTAACTAATCCTGCAGGGTTTGTTGGGTCTTCATCAAAAGGAAGCTCTCCAACGTTTCTAACTTGATCAGCGTTACCTTTCATGACCTTTACTATCTCTTGGGCTCTATCTTGATTTAAAGGTGGTACAGTAGGTTGTTGAACTTTGCCACCTTCTTGAGCTTCACTATCATCATCACCAATAACGTTAGAGTCGTACTTAGCAACTAAGTCTTCCATAAGTTTAAACGCAGCATCCTTGTCATCACTTTTCAAAGCCATTCTAATATCCTCTACATCGTCAGGAGGAAGTATTAACTCTCCACCTGTAGCCTCACCAATCTTCTCACCATCTTGAACCATGTCAATAGGATTACTATCGTGGTCAAACTTCCCTGGTGTTACTCCACCATCTTTATTGATAGATCCACCTTCTTCCATTCCCTCAGGTCTTATTAACTCCATTGATGGGGAAGGAACATCTATTAGTCCTGTATCTGGATTTATTGGTGATGGTATAGGATCTAAAGATATTGGATTATTACCTGATCCAAATAATTGACCAGAAGCTGCAGCAGTACCAAAATTAGCTAAACTATCAACAGCACCAGCAAGAGCAGCACCCTGGCCTTCTTGACCAGCAAATATGTTTTGCTCACCTGCAGCCATCTCTCCTTTTATGCCAGCAAGTTCACGATCAGCTAGATTCAATCTTCTTTGCTCGTTAATAATGTCTACACGCTCTTGATCTCTTTGCACAGACTGTTGTTCTCTAGCTAAGTTTTCCATAGCTCTAGTTTTAGCCTTTTGCTGTTCTCCAAGTAAACCTAACTCTTGTTGTCTAGCTTGACCTTGAAGTCTAGTAATACCAGCCAAAGCTCTTCTAGGGTCTCTAGATAGATTCCTCATAGCACCAGCTTGACTTGCAAGTCTAGAGTCTTCCATTCTCTCTATGTAACCTTGATCTATAGGTTGGTCAGCTAACTGTTGAGCAGCTTTACTAACAGTTCTTTTACTTTCAAGTTGAGATTGAAGTTTTGACCGATCAAAAGCATCCATAGCTGCTTGAGCTCTATCTCTTTGTTCTTCTCCACGTTTTCTTTGTCTCCTTCCTCTAAAATAATCAATTCCTGCTCCAAGCAATTGCCTTCCTAAGCCTATTGCTGCTAAAGTAGCACCTATAGGAGCTTTAGGTGCTTTTTTATTCTTTTTGTATTGTATCTTAGGTTTTACTATACGTGCCATGTTATTGAATTTTTACAAATGTACTAATTTTTTTCTTATTATTTATTACTAAGCTCACTCTTGTCTACGTCTACGTTTGCACCGTAAAGATTAAACTTATACTTAGATTGATGCCAGTGAGATTTAAGATTTGTTTTAAGGTAATGACCCTTAAGTTTTTCTCCATCTATAAGACCTTCCCTAACTATAAAGTAAAATACTGATCTAAAATTAATCATATTATTGGATCCAACTATTTTAAACTTAACATCGTTATTTGTTGTTATATCGTACACCCAACCTGCATGAGATGACTCACCTGTGTCGTTATTTAGTGAATACAAAGAGTATTCAAGGGGAAAACTTAAAGAACCTAAAGATTCATATTTAGCTCCAGGAATTTGCTGTACAGCCCTAATAAGTTTATTACCTACAAAAGGAATACTTCCTTGAACGTTTTCAATAACTCCAGTTTTATTTCTATTATTTATATTAGCCCTATAAGTTCCAAGTCCAAATATATTAGAAGCATCTCCACTGTTTTCAGATTGAAAGTTCCCTCGATAGTCAACATCAGTCTTACTTGGTGCGAAAGGAATTTGAGAGTACTGAATACCCTCTTTTGTTTTATAGTCTATAACCTCAGCTGTTTGATCGTCAAAAACAGAACTAAGAGGAGAGTCTAAAGTAATTTTATTTTTTGTTAAAATACTCTTAACTATATTATAACGAGGAGTTTTATTTATGTTTATTTTTATTAAATCTCCTGGAGATACATCTTCATAGAAATTAACGCCAGGCTTTCCATATAAGCAGTATGGAGAATCATCTTCTGAGTAAACGTAACCATTAATACTTCTGTAGCCTATCTCTGTAGATATAACTGAGTCGTAAGAATTATTGTACTGACCCATGTTAGTAGACACGTCAGTTAAAAGTTTTGTATCACTCTCTAAAGATATAGCGTTATAAGACTTTACAGATGAAGGTTCTGCGTTAAATGGAAACTCTATATTAGAATTGTATCTAACACCGTAAAAAGTATTAAAATTACTTGAATTTGAAGAGTTTTGTTTATACAACCTACCATTCTTATAAGTTAAAAACTGTCTATTTATTCTACCATAAAACTCTGGCTTATAACTGTAGAAAGATGTCCACTTCTTTATATTATCGTTAAAAGAAATAGTCTTACTTGTTAATGATCTTTCAGGCTGCAAATTATTTATTAACGGAGATGAAGCTTCCCAGTTAGAAGTAGTAGAGCCCCACAACCCAGAATCTTTAGAGTCGTTGTAATCTAACATATAAGGGAAAGTCACCACATACTCATCATACTTAGGATCGTATCCTGCAACAATCTTAAACTCACCATTTGTAGATTCTTCAGGGTTGGTCATAATATATACTTCACCCAAGTCTCTTACGTAATCAGATAAACCGTAGTCAGAAATTCTAGTTAGTCCATCTCCACCTAATCTTAAGACAGCACCTCTTTTTATATCTACAAAGTAAAATCTATCTTTATATTTTACAATACTCTCAGGGTTAAGGCTACACCCGTTATTACCAGAGTAAACTTGAGCGTAGTCACCTAAAACATTACTAGATAAAGCTAAATTAGAATCTCCATCAGCATACTTAAGAATGTTTTTACCAACTAAAGCTCTACCGATTTTATTCTCGTGAAATATAATAAGATCATCATTTCTAATCATCAAGCTTTGAATAGAACCAAAATCTTGATTGTAATCGTAGAAAGGCTCATCGTCCATATTGAAAGTACTAAGCCCGTTGTAGTTTGTTGTGCTACTATAAGTGTCAGAGTAGTAAACAGAGGCAGATAATCTTCTTTCTTCAGCGAAAGAGTTTTCTACGTTTAACCTACCTTTATTCCAATTATTAGATTCAAAAAAGTCATTCAAATAATAATCTTCACAATGTAGCTCTGTTAAAACTCTAGGCGTACTTTCGTTAGCCTTGTAATGACTTATTCTTCTTGTTCTGGTATAAGTGTCTCCAGATTCTAAAACTCCAGACGCATAATTTGTTGTAGGGTTACCATTTACATCTACAATACCTGAGACTGTATTTTTTGCTGTAACCTCCATCCCAGACTCTTCATCAAAAAAGAAGTTATCTGACTGACCTTGATGCGTTCTTGATCCTGTTCCAGGATTTTGCACCTCCATTTTATGACCAACCTCATAGTAAGATCCTGAATCCTCGCCTTCTACAATTTTCTTAGGTCTATATATTTCTACTACAAGTTTGTGATAACCATTAATAGTACCATCATCCTCTTCAGAATCAACATACTTTAAATTAGTGTGACTTATATCTGCTGTTTGGTAAGAACTACTTGTACTATTTGCAGAAGAAAACTCAACAACATTAGTACTATCAGCGGGGTTTTTTATAACAATAAAAAAACCACTAACTGGATCGGCTCCAGCACTTTGAGTTACTGCTTCAACTTCATTTTGATCAAGTGGCCCCTCCACAGAAGATATAGGAACATCTATGTACTCTTTAAAATACTTTCTTTCATCTTCATCACCTTCGGCATTTCCTCCAAAAGATATAAACCTAACCCTATCACCCTCCACAAATTGATAGTCTATTAAAGAAGGATTTTCTTCGTTATAACTTAATTCAGACCCCTTTAAAGCACCTAGTGATAAATATATTTTATTTTCAGAGTTCCCCTTATAAGCAGCCTGTATAGGTATTTGTATAAACTCATCAACAGATGTGTTTCCAGAATATACCCACTGATAATGTGTTGCCCACACTGGAGGTCTATGATATATTTTCCAGTTAACTTTATTAAAATAATTTTGAGGAACATTTTTTTCACTATAAAAAGGACTGTATATTTTAGTTCCAGAGTTAAAATCATTTGCAGGCTTTGAGATGTTTACAAATGAAGCTCTATTTGTCTCGTCATAGTACACTAAACCAAAAGCGTGATTAGCACCAGCTTTATAAGATCTACCAAAAAAAGCAGCAGTCTTATAAGTTGAATTATCGAAGATGTAGCTACTTCCTGAGTTAGTTGCTGATAGTAAATTAAAATCATCAGATGCTGAGTAAGCAACTGTATCAGAATGAGGAAGGGTACCAGAGTTACCATAAGAAATAGTATACGTGTGAAATCCTTGATCTATAGACTCATTTGTTCCAGCATTATAAGTAAAGTTTATACTTAAAACTCCATCGCTATATGATGCTGAAAAACTAGAAGGACTTGTATCAACTTTTCGGGTAACGATTGTACCTTCTACAAGACTATAATAAAAATAAGGAACACGAGAAACACTTCCATAAAAGTTTGAGCTTTCAAAACTCGTATCAAGATTGTTTATAACGTTAACAGCATTTTCTCCAATATCATCAATAGTTTGAGGGCTAAAAGTTACTACAGAGCAATTAAAACCCCCTCCTCTTGGAACAACAGATGAATTAAAATCTCCTAAACCATGATGTTGAAATAATAATTTATTCCATTCAAGGTCAATTTTTAATTCTTTAGATCCTACAGAGCCGTCAAAAGTATCTAAAGTTGCAAGATTAAAGTCAAACTTTAAAACTGTATTAGAAATTGGAGACCCTAAGCTAACAACTGAAAGAGTAGGAGTTGATAAATCTTCTTTAGATCCACTTATAAATTCTGAGCTTTCAAAACTCATATCACAACATATACTAGTGTTGTCATACCCATCAACTACATTTCCATAAGCTATTCTGTTTTTAGGAAGAATGGTTTGAGCTTTTGCTCTTTTTGGTAAATGGTCCTGAAGTTTTCCTAAATCTACAGGGTCCATAAAAGGATACACTGAGTCATTTGTAAACTTTAATTTTGAAAAAGCTACATTAGTTTGACTTTGACCGCCAAAGAAAAGTGCAGGAGTAGAGAATAAATCTTCGTTTTTTCTTTTCTTAAGGTATTTTATAAAATCGTTTTTTACAGTGCTTATAAGAAAAAACTCCCCGTTATTTCCATCTCTAGCTACAACCTCTACTTTATCAACAACAGAAACATCATCACTATAATTAACATTTATAACGTTACTTAAAATTGTGTTCATAGCATTGCTGTCTGTATGAGTTATAACTGCAGCATAAACGTCTTGATTTGCAACATCAGAAATTCCACTATAAGCAGAAACTGAACCATCTTTATATACGTATCTATATCTAAACTGAAAAAACTTTCCTAATAAGTGATTTAATGTTGATGAGGTTTTTGAAAAATCAAAGCTAGGTTTGTGTCTTGGTTGATGAGATAAAGCGTCAAAATATTTTATCTTATCTTCTCTCGCACCATAACTAACTAAAGGAGAGTAAGCGTCATCAGGTTCAGCCATTAAAATTTTACCTCCATCTGATGTTGGATAATTATCAATAAAAGGAGTATTAGTTATAATACCATTGTTAGTATTAAAATTAGAGTTAAAAGACGTTAAGTTAAAAGAAGTTGTTTGTGTAGCCGTTATTGGAGAATCTTTTGTTAACTGTAAAGTAGAATCACTTATTATATAATCAACTTCAAGCACATACGCAATAGAGTTTTTTACTATGCAAATGTAGTCACCTCGATCTAATCCTCTAGTAGGGTTTGTACCTTGAGCGGTAAGGGTTTTAGATTTTTCTTGAACAGATACGTTACTTGTTCCGTCATCAAAAGGTTTAATTATACCTAAAGACTTGCAGTAACCATTATATCCTCTTCCCTCTTCACTAGGACTTACTGTGTCACGCTGATGAAGGTAAAGGTGATCGTTTTTTAAGAAAGGGTGATTGTTACTTACACCAATTAGTATAGTCTTATCTTGTTCTGACAGGTTGACAAAAACATTATTGTTATTTGATGGGGCTGATGTTTCTCTTAAAGATATATTACTTATAGTTATATCTATATTATCATTACCCCTTTTAATCATAAAATAAGTGTTTTTAGAGTAAAAAGTAGTTGTATGAGAACCGACAGTTGTATTTATACGAATTTGTTCTTGACCATTTTCATCAGCGGTGTCAGTAATTAATGAGTTACTATGACTACTACTAGTTATATCATAAGATAGTTGATAATATTTATTAGCCTCTACTATATTGCTTTTTTTAATCCTCATAATGGGTGAAGACGAACCCGTAATAAATCTAAAACTTCCATCACTAGATGTATAAGTATTAGGAGAACTTTCACCGTTTATAGTATTAGAACCATTAACATTTATAAATTCCCAAGTGTTATCTGTAATAAGTTCATCACCTAATAATGATTGTTTTAATATTCCTTGAAAGGTAGGCCCAAGCTTTATATACTCCTCGTTTCTTTTAGACTTTTCTACGTCAATCTTCCTAGGTCTATTAAGGTTGTCTGTCCAATATAAAAAATCCTCAACCTTGTTAACACCAGTTATAAGATGACTTTTACTAAAGTTTAAAATTTGATCAGTGGCACCATTACTTCCAGGTCTACCATCCTGATAAACTAATCTAGTTTTATCGTCAAGTTGATTATACTCTACAATACAATCATACTTACCTGCCACACCCATATTGTCATTAGAGTGTAAAAAGTAATACACACAGTTTGTAGGCTTATCTTCGTAAGAACCTATGCATGTATACTCATCACTTGTAGACTTATATTTTAAATAACTAGATGTATTTGAGTTTTTATTTTTTATTATTAAAGACATTGTTTTTTAAATATTTAAGGATTCCAAGTGTTAATTGTTATACAATCAGGTTTTACAATTAGAAAATCTGTACTAGAGTTTGAACCAAGGAAAGGAGAAAAGAAAAAAGAATCATTTCCACCTGATGGGTCATCAAATCCAACAAGATAAAGATCCTCTGAAAAAGTTACATTATCTCCCTCTGTTTGATCAAAATAAAATAACATTTGGAGAATAGGCATATTGTTAAAACCAACCCCTCCTTGATTGTAAATATTGGAATTGCCTGCAACTACATCAATCTCTTGATCAAAAAGAGCTGCTCCCTGACCTATTTCAATTGTTGCGTTAAGATCTTCATTTAATATATTTGTATCCTCATCAAAATTAACAAACACAATACGACATGTTTGAGTTAAATAGCCTTCTTCTGGAATTTCTATGTCAATTGTTTGATTATTTTGAAACCTACTTGTTATATAGTGACATATATTATTTGTCTCGCTCCATGGATTATTTTTTAAATTATTAACCTCTTCTGTAGACACCAATACTATTCTAGATCCAAAAGCATCATTTCCGTTAATTTTCCAATGTGATACAAAACATATTCCATCAGGATTACCTATATAAGAGCCCCAACCAGAAGGACTTATTTCTCCTGTGGAGCCATTAAAAATAGGTTGACCTATTGCTGGTTCAGGACCAACAATATTATAAACACTTGTTACAATGTTAGCTCCATCAAATAATCCAGTCATAGAATTAAGGCCAGTAGAAAGTTGGTTATTTAAACTATTTATTTCAGACTGTAACGAATTAATTTCTAAAGCTGCATCAAAAATCTGACCTTGAAAAAATTGAATAGCAGTTTCTTCGTCTTGTACATTTACATTTAAAGCGTTAGTAAATATTTCTAATCTAGACGCAAATTGATTTTGCACATTAGAAGTAAACGCAGAAACATCTGATGTAAAAACATCAAGTAATGCTGGCAAAGAAGAATCTCCATCTATATAGCCAGGTATAAGGTTACCTAAAAACTCTTGATAATCATCTGTATTGTTTAAGAAATCTTCTATAGACTCTGAATTAGAAGCTTCAAAACCTGTAATTACATTTTCAATTTGTGAATGTAAATTAAGGTAACTCTGTCTAGTTACGTTAACAGGCTCAATATTTTGAAAAGCAAACATCTCCTGAGAGTCGTTACTTATTCTTGCGTTTGTTATTCTAACTTCAATGTCTTCAGCGTTATCTATAATTAGAGGATCAGCTATTATAGTAATATTTTTTAATTTGTTATCAGAGTAAGAGTTTTCATCATCAACAATCTCAAAAGTATGAACAAAAGGCTCTGGGTTTTTAACTGCACCAATAGTTAAATTATATGTTTCTGCAAATGCGTATGGTTCTGGAATTAAAAAATTATTATTAATGTCCCACTCGTTTGTTACTAAAACCTTGTAGTTAGATGGTAAAGTGATTGCTCCAGGACCAGTAGAAGTATTAACAATATCAAACTCAATACGTATAGTCATCTCACTACCAACCTGCCAAGCTGAAGGGTTGTCAAAATTATAATATGGTAGCCTAACAGCACTACTATAACCATTACTGTCAAAAGGCATTTTTAAATAACCAATTTGTTCAGATTCAGTAGGGTTTATTCCTAAAACAGGATTTCCATCACGATCAATAAAGAAAACTGAATTAGGTGAAGAGTTTGAAAATACATTATCATATAACTTCCATTTATTTGTAAAGCTACTTATTGCTCCAAAATCTTCCTCATAAACAACTTGATTAGTTACTGAGAGAGTCTCATATAAGCTTTTAGTATTATCATAAAGGGTATTTATAGATGTAAAAGTGCTATGTGTGTCTTCAAAAAGTTGTATAGATATTGAGTCAGAAATTACAAGGTTGTCAATAATTGCTTCTAAATTTTCAATAGTCACTCTTGCGTTATCTATCTGGGTTTGTAAGCTTGATTCATTTGCTTCTAAAGTAACAATATTAGCACTAAGTGCTGCTACCTGAGCTGCAGCCTGTGCAGATAAAGATAGTGCATTTTCAAGTTGTTGCTCTAAGTTACTAGTAGACGCTTGAAGCTCTGTATAGTTAGCCATATGTGAAACAAGATCCTGATTAAGACCATCTATAGAAATTTGTAAATCATTAATATGATTAGTTATAGAGTCAGTAATGTTAATAGAGTTTTCTACTATTTGTAAGTTCTGAAGCCTAATAAAACTATTATTATTAAATATTGGAGCTATATCAATTGAGTCTTCAACGTCTTGATTAGGATTTAAAACCTGATGTAAAAACTCAGAAGAGTCTGCTAAAGCTAACTTAAATCTAACACCTACAGGACCGTAAATAATAACACTACGAATACCTGAATCAAAACTAAACTGATCTTGCGTTGAAAAGGTTAAAAAGAAATTATCAGATCCTAAAGAGAAGTCTAAAGGTAAGCCATCACATAATACAACTTTATCTTCTGAAAACTCATTAATCAAGTACTTTGACAAACTAGTTTTAGTAGAATCAAATTCAAACTGAGCACCACCAGCAAAATCTTCTTTTTTAATAGTTAAAAAAGGTATATGCTCATAATCTGTAGAGCCATCTATTATACCAAGATTTTCTCTATAAGAAAATATAGTAACCTCGTCAAAATTTGTAGGTGAGGTTGGTTGGTCTACTTCAAAATTAATTTTCCATACAGTCCTATTACCCATCTCGTATATTTGACCTTCAGGACTGATTAGTATACCATCATCATTAGCGTCAGCATTATATAAACCACCTGTTTCAAAAGATGATAATAAAGATATATAAACATTTCCACTAGATGTTATCTTTACATCAGAATCTTCATCAAAAGTGTATGTAAAATCATCAACAGGTCCTTCATAAATATCAGAAGCATTATATGGTTTAGGCTCAAATAAATTAGATGACGCACCAAGGTGAAAGTCAACACCAGCAACATCACACTCAATTACTATATCTAAATACCCTCCACTTAGTAAAGAGTTTTGTCCAAAAGATAATAATTTAACACTTGCTGTATACTGAGCATTAGTGTTAACATCGTAAACATTTATACCAGTATTAAGACCACCAATACCACTAAATTGAGAATATAAGTATTGAGTTGTAGCAGTACGAGCTTCATTACCAACCCAACTAAACTCACCTATAGGTATTGTACCGTAACCACTGTTATCACCGTTATCAGTGATAGAGTATAAAGTAAAACTATAGTTTTGATTTACTGACTCCCACCCTTGTATTCTTACAACCTTTTGATAAAAAACAGTAGCAGGGTTAACCTGCTGATACAAACCATTATCGTTAATAAATAAAGAGTCCTGTCCTTCAGAGTAAAACTCAAAAGGAACCTCTTTATTCCCTTCTATATTTTCTACAGACCCAATAGTTCCATCAGTAGACGAAGCAACTCTAATATTTAAAGCGTCTATGTAGTCTGGGTTTTTAATAAGACGAATGTCAACGTCTTTATTCATACCACCTAAAAACGTTCTTTTATCTTGAGCCATGTTGTATTATATTTTAGGAGATTGCTTAAATGCTTTTCTAGATGTCAACATCGCAGTCTCTTTGTTGAAGTTCATCATTCTAGCTCTAGCTAATCTTTTCTCGTTATAGTAAGCTCTTTTAGCCATCTGTTTTTCGTTAGCAGGAATACCTCTTCTTCTTTGAATGTACTTGTAGTACATGTAAGACCTTAAAGCTTCCTCACAAAACTTATGTATCTTAGGGGTGTCACCTACAGATCCTAGTTGAACTAATTCTTGTGATGATGCAACAGAAATATCAAAAGGCAAAACACCTGATTGATTATTAAATAAATTTGTATCAAATGTTTCGTCAGGATCCAGAAAATCTTTAGGATCTGAAGTTAAGTTACTAATAGTTATAGTGACTTTGTTACCAATATTAGATGCTTTTATATTAGAGTCGTAAGGTGCAACATGAAAACTTGGATGACCCTCATTAATAAGATTAGTTAAAAGTTTTGCTATTTCAATAGAATTAATTTTATTAGGCCCTGTTAAATTAGCATATAATCCTAGGTTAGAAGGGTTAGAGGTTAAATTTTCAAAAACTCCATCTAAAGTAGTATACAGATCGTTAAAACCAAAAGTAATAGAAGAACCATCTCTACTTGGTATTTTAAGAATACTACCTGGTAATGCTCCAGATCCTCCAGTTCCTGAATCAAAGGAAGATTTCATTGTAAATCTTACTATATGATCCCTAGCAGGAGTTGAAGTAATACCATCAGATATATACTCTAAGAAAACTGTTTTACCAGCAACATCTGAAGAGAAGTTTATAGTACCATCTTGTCTATTAACCCTGTAGTATCCTAAAGAGTTTTTTCCTCCACCTACACCAAACTTCTTACCTATGTCTGTATGATAATAAGGGTTGTTCTCATCATAAGCTTCATCTCCAACTTGAGAGGTTACACTAGCGTCTAAAACTAAGTTAGGATTACTACCTAAAGGATGAAACTCATCATCATCACCTCTGTATCCAACTCTGTTTAGTTTTACGTAATCTGCAGGTAAAGTACACTGAAGAGTTGTAGAGTTTACAGCAAGTGTAGTAGTTTTAACTTTTTGCTCAACGTCAAACGTAAGCTCTCTTAAACCTTGTAAGGCTAATAACCTTAATTGATATATGTTAGCTTCTTTATTATAAGATGTGTCGTCAATCATTAACTGAAAGTCGTTAATAATCTCTTCTATTGTTGTGTAATCTATTGCCATAATTAACTATCTGCTTTTACTTCGTTACTTTGAGCGTACTGAACCAGTTGAGCCTCTCTTAAGTTTACACCAAGATACTCTAACACCTTAACAACAATCTCACCATGAACCCTAGCAGGGAATCTAGACTGAGTTGAATTAGAAGGGTCGTACACAGGTTTACCAGCAATAGTAACATAATTCCATTGAGGTGGGACTGGTGGCATATGGTAGTAATAAACCATTATTTCAGTTATAGTATCAGGAAATACCTTTATTGTTAATCCTCCACTTGCAGGAGAACCACTCATAAGACCTATAGGAAAGTCCATTGAAGGTTTAACTAAGCTACTTCTAAGTACTTTATTTATATCCTCAGGTTTAACTATCTCTAAAGGTATGTGAGAGTTTATACTAGAGTTTTCTTCTGCTAATATAAAAACCTCTTTTATCAAGAGAACATGACTACTAAGGCTTACTTCTTTTTCAAAATATCCAGGGGCAACTATAGATGAGAAAGCAGAAAATCTACCTGATATTAAAAAAGGAGCTATATCCTGCTCCGCCATTTCAGGAGTTAGAGATTCTTCTAAAAATCCTCCTGCTTTTTTAGGTTGAGACTTTTCTTGTACTATACTTAACCTTTTATTTAACAGCTCTAACTCAGCTTGCTTTACCAAAAGATTAAAGTCAGACGGTGTTATAAACCCTCTCTGCTCTTTATTTGCAAAGGTTTGCACCAGTCTATATATTTCATCAATCGTCATTATTATATGTTTTATTCCCTAGCAAAAGTACGAAATTAATCCGTATAACAAAAAAAGGGAGACCGTTAAGTCCCCCTTCTAGATATATAGTCTTAATGTATTAACCATTAAGAGCTTTTAGTCTACGCTCTATCTCAGAGTATATCTGCTCTCCTTCACCTTCAGAGCAAAAGTCTACCATTCTTTCGATAGGCTTAACTCCAATTGCAGGAACACATATTGTATTACCTGAAGATACCCAAGTTACACCTGTTTTCTTCATAGAGATAATACCTGATTCCTCAGCCATTAATAAAAGTTGTTTCATCTCTGTACGAGGATCATTCATACCTGCTAAGAAAGCTGTAGGATTTTTTTCTGCTTGAATCTTCATATCCCAACGAATCTCATCAACACTCTTATCAGTTTTAACACCTAATACTTTAGCGTACCCTATAAGTTCATTTAAAGGCATTTTAAGAGCACTTTGAACAGCGTCCATAACATCAGCCACCTGAGCTATTTTATCCTGAGCAGCCTTCTCGTCATCCTTCATTGTAAATAAAATGTTTTTAGATTTTATTCTATGAGGATTACTACCGTTAGCGTTGCAAGTATCTAAATACTTTTTAAGAGTAGGGTTAGTGTGATCTACAAATACAAATCCATTTGTGAAAGCAATAGGCTCTCTCATTTTAGCTGTTTCTGGGTGATCGTCTACAAATATAGAAGCCTCTCCAGGAACGTATCTAATCTTTCTATTCTCACCTGTTTCAGGGTCAAATATAATATCCTCAGCTTTTAGTAAAGAAACCACAGGGTATTGAGGCATACCTCTTCTATCTTTAGCTTTAGAAACTAATTGATATACAGAAGCCTTATACTCTTGTTTTTTATTAGTAAATCGAGGAGTGAATTTTTTTTCTACTACGGGAGCTTTAGCTTCGACCTTAGTATTCGTAGGAGGCGTAACAGCCTTACGAGTTGTTTTTGTTGGTGTCATAATAATTATTTTCTAAAATTAACTTAAAGTTTTATAAAGGAGGGGATTGCTCCCCTCCAATAAATATAATTAACTATTTCTAGTTATTAGTCAGAAGTAGCTGTTGCAGTAGTAACGTGTCGTCTAACTTGAGCTGCAGTTACACCATCAACAGGTTGAGAATAACCACTAGTTACAAAATCAAATTTTATAACTGGTCCAGCAGAAACTGAGTTCATAGCAACCCAAAGGTCTTCTATAACTGCAGCTTCTTTTCCAGAAGTACAAGTAAGCCTAACAAAAGCTTGCTCCATTCCTTCAATTAACTGACCATCATGATCATTTCCAATTAAACTACCTGGTTCATATTTTGTTCCTTTTGCAAAGTAGATGTAAACCAATCCACTACCATTATTTTCTGCTGCAATTGAACTAATATTTTTAGCAGGAAATGCTGCTAAATCTATATTAGTACCATCATCAGCATTAGTAACAGAGTTTGAATCTACTGCAGCAACGTGAAACATTAACAATTTATCTCCAAAAATTTGTGCCATTTTCTTATGTTTTTAAATATTAATAATTATGATTTTTTGAACAATAAGAAACGGTTAGGAGCAAATCCTTCAAAACCACGTTCAGTACGGTAGTGACATCGTAATTCGTCAACATCACTAGTTTTGTTTTGTAGAATAGCACCACCAGTTAACCAGTGCTCCATCTCACGAGAGTATCCGTTAGCTGCTTTGTATCGCATTCTTAACGAAGGAATCTTCTCACCAGAACGAGCATCTTTTTGTGAATCCATAGGGATACACATTCCGTAACCATTGTATTTGAAGTTTGTAGCTCCTAATAAATCAGGACGGTTAAATAGGTCGTAAGTTTTCTTGTGGAAAGTGTAACCACCACGAGAGAACGAGTTGAAACCTAAGTTCAACGCCATGTCTTTGTTGTTAGCGAAAGTACCATAGTTAGCACCACCAGCAGCATAAGCTCCTTGTGCAGCTAATAAGTCATCAATATCTAAAGATAAGTTGATACCAGCGTAAAGAGCCATCTCTTTTGCACCTCTGTATTTGTCTAAAGACTTAACAGCAGCGTCAAAGTCAGCCATTGTAATTGCAGAAGAACCAAGATCCATAGATTGACCTTTGTTTTCAATAAATGGTAAAAGACCTTCTGTAGTTTTAACCTGAGAACCAGCACCATCAATAGCACCATCTTCAAGTAAAGCAGAACCAACACCTACAATCATTGCAAGCTCAGAGTAGTCTTGGAATCGTTGATAAGTATCAGCCTCACCTTGTAAGTACCATAAGTATCCAGAACCATGCTCAGGAGAGTTAACCTTTACATAAACAGCGTTAGTTGCCTCAGAACCAGAAACAGTGAAAGATTCTTTAATAATCTGACATCTGTTAGAGTAGTGATGAACCATCGGAGTTACACCAACTGGCTGACCAGTTTGTTCTGCGTAAGCGTTACCTACAATAGCAAAATTTGTATCTGCTTGACCTGCTGCAACTGCACCAGTTGATACAACTTTAATTCTAAATTGTTCTTCTGGTTGAGAAGAAGCTAAACCATCATCATGCTGACCAGTTACATAGTACATAGTACCTGTGTTACCTAAAATAAGGTCACCATCACGAACTGCAGTGTTACCAGAGCTATCTCGATCTCCAGAAGCTACTGTTAAATCATCTCCAGAAATAGATCCTGTAAATGAGTTATGAAGAAGAGTTTCTTCATAGTGTTCAAAAAGGTTTGCTTTAGTTTCTTTCTTAGAACCTAAAAGCTCCATTAATCCAGTAATCCCTTGATTACCGTATCGTTTAATAAGTTGCTCATCAACATCACGTTGGTGAAGAGCTGCTGAAGTATCACCAGAAGCGATTAAGTCTGCAGAAGACACGTAGTTTGATGTCATTGCAACTGCTGTACTAGCTGGTGTTGCCACCATATTAGTACCTAAACCTACTGTTGCCATTTTTTTATAATTTTAAATAAAGTAATTAATTTTCGTTTTTAACCAAGAATTTGTCGTCTTAACATATCAAGAGTTGACTCTTGCTTTGTAGGAGCTTCTTGTTTATCCTGAGTAAACGAAGGATTCTTAATCTCATTAATTACGCTTTCTGTTCCTTTGCTTCTATACTGATTAGCAACACCTCTAACAATCTTGTCTATATTGTTTAAGATATACATGTCTGTATTTAAAGCGTCAAAGTCCCAGTCACCACTTTCATTAACATACTTATCAAAGAAGTTTTCTAGGTTAGAGTTATACCCTTTAATCTCCTGACGAGCATCGTCATCTAGATTATAAATAAACTCATCACCTTTGTCATTCATAGAAAAAGACAAACCTTCTAGGTCGTCAACTGTCCCTTCCATTTGAGATAACCATTCTCCTCTTTCTGCTTCAGATACAGCAGGATCATCTGCCTTTACGGGCATAGCGTAATCCTGTTTAACCTGGTTAAAGTAGTCTCTAGCAGCTTTAGCGTCTTTCATAAGCTGAACCTTACCAGCATTGGTCTCTCTCTCACTATAAGCCTCTTTGTCTGTTTTGTACGTTGTCGCCATATAGTCATTTAACTCTGCATCAGTTAAATTTGGATTATCTATTCTTAGATACTCCTTCATTAAAGCGTCATCAGACACGTTGGTTAAATCAACCGTTTGAGTGTTTAGGTAATCTTGAACTGTACGACCAGTGTTTTTAACGTACTCATTAATAACTTGAAGCTGCTCGCTAGCAAAGTCATTGCTTTCTGTTTGTTCACCAGTTGTGTTAAGATCATCAAATGATGATATGTCTCGCCCAAGCTTCTCGCTAAGGTATTGTAAGACAACTTCATCATCACTGATTTCTTCACCCTCTTGTGGTTGACTAGTTTGAGGTTGTTCCTCAACGTTAGTAGTTTCCTCAGTATTTAAAGAACTCTCACCTGTCAAGTCTATAACGTTAGATTGCTCTTGCGTTACAGGTTGCTCTGACTCGACTGCTTGGTTTTCATCACCAGTCAAGTCAACGATATTTTGTTTAGATTCAGGTTGTACAACCTCTCCTCCAAACTGCTTTACTAATTCATCTCTTATATCCATTGTCTTAAATTTAATTTATGTTATTTTCGCAAATATAAACTATTTTACAGTAAAGTCAAACTATTGAGCTACATTTTGTTGTTCACCCAAAGGACCTCTTCTATCTTTTCTTTGCTCTATCATTTGAGATTGATTCATAGCAGACTGCTCTTGAACAGCTTTACGAACCTCTCCTTGAATAGACGCAGCACCTTCTTTACCAAGATTACCAAGTTCTATTTCTCTCAACCTTCTTTGGTGTTGAGATTGCTCAAACTGCTCTTTAAGTTGAAACTCTAGCTGTTTTAACTCCATTTCTGCTTGAGCTTTAGCTTGAATACGTGCCTGTTCTATCTGAACTTCAGCTTGCATCTCTTGTTGTTTTAACTGTGCAGCTTGTTGTGCAGATTGCTGTTGCAATACAGCGTTTTGCTCAGAAGCCTGTCTAGCCATAGCCTGTTGCTCTTCTTGATATTTAGCTCTACGAAGGACTAACATTTGATTAGCCATCTTAATATTTTTAATAGAACGAATCATGATAGCATCTTCTAGCCTAAGTTCTTTTTGAGCTAAAGACACTTGAATGTTTTGTTCCATCATTTGTTTCTCTTCTTCGCTAGGTGCAACATCTAATGTTATACCAAACTCATGAATAGATAATTTTTTCATCATATCTATAGAGTGCATAGAACTATCGCCTATAACGTTGGTATACATTTTATGTAAACCCTTAAAGTTAACTAAATCCTGCATACGAATAGTTATGCTTTGAGATACTCTTCTTGTAACGTTAAGGTAAGCATCATTAATATCTCTCGTAGCATTGTTAGACGCTAACAAAGATAGTTTCTGTACACCAACCAAAGCTTCACTAGATGGTTTAGAAGCATCACGTGCCTCGTTAACACCAGTCACATCACGAATCATTTGCATGTTGTGATTATAAACACCTATAAGAGTTCCAAAATCTCTACCTATACCATTTTCTAATTCCTGTATTGGCATAGCTCCAGTCATTTGACCTTCATCATCTATACGTCTGTAATATATATTACCAGTTTGATCGTATATCTCTTGAAGCTCCATAGGGGTAAAAGTACCACCATCTCCTTTAGAAACGTTCTCTAAAGAGCCTATTTCAAAAGCTGCACCTTTAGGTCTAGCTTTAGCAAGAACATGTTGTATCTTAAGGTGAGCTAACTGTATTTGGTCAGCAAAAGGAATCATTCTATCAACTAAAGAACGACTCTTCATCTTATATAGGTTAGGTTGATATATTATATACGACAACCTTGTTTCAGATAAATTAGATTTAGGTCTAGGCATATCTTGCATCATACCATAATTAAATATATAATCTGTACCTACAATATACTTACCTTTATATATAACCTTTACTGTTGAACCTACATCCTCTCTTTTAGTTTTAGATTTCTTAGGTTTCTTGTAATTAGATGGTTTTTTGTTTACAGAGTAACCACCATACTTATTTTCTTTTTTCTCGTAATTTAAAGAGTGGCTTGTAATAAACTCAGCATCTAGTATGTTTACACTAAACTTATCGTAATCATAAGTCTCGTTACCATTTTCATAGTAAGCCTGAGTACCATAATTTAATGGGTTATTATTTTTACCAGCATATTCTTTAGCAATCTTAATGTAGTCCTCTTCACTAAACTCATCTCCAGCTTGCATTTTTAAATCAGCAATAGTCATAGAGTATACCTCACCTGCGTGACGTATATTTTTATAATCTGGTTTAGCAGAAAAAGAAGTAATAAGGTTAGCAGGATCTACGTGTCTTATTTTAACACCTTCTGTTTTTGAAATTTCTGTTTTAGCAGCACACAAACCTAAAACAACAAGATCACGAATCATGTATCTTTTTGTCTCGTCATAATCATTAACATCTAAAGTGTATTCTATAGCCTTCTCCAAAGCTATTTCTACATTCTGTTTATAGTTAAGAGCCATAAACATTTCAATTTCTTCAGAGCTCTCAGCAATAAAACCTTTAGGCGTTAAAGGAATCCCTGTTTCATCTTCTAGATCGTTTAAGAAATCTTTTGTTAGCATGTTCCCATACATTTCTTTCTTTTTTTCTAGCCTTTCGCTAGCAGCAATAGGATCTATGGTTTTAGCTTTTATATCGTACTCTTGATTAACCATTCCGTTAACAATAACGTCAACAAACTTAGGAACAACAGATACAGGAGTCCAATCTATATTAAGGTAAGACGAGTCTCCTTGAACGTCAAGTAAATCCTTATACTTACCTACATCCTGATTACCTTCAGCATAAGACCTATTGCGATTGTATCGCATCTTAAGATCTCTAAAGTATACGTCACCATTGTTATGCCACTCGTAGTACATAGTCTTAAAATACTCAAGACCATACTCCTTAGCAGCTTTCTCTTCGTTGGTTGCTAAAGGTGATGGATAACCATTTAATTTATTTTTATTGTTACCGTAAATCATGATTTTATCTGTTTGCTAAACATTCCTTTGTTATTATATCTTTTAACTAAAGGAGATGAAGCCTTTAATTTCTTTTTAGGTTTTATATATTTCTGCGAAGCTAGTAAAGCCAACGAAGACGATATACTAGCATCATACTTTGTTCTATTATCTATCTCGAACCTACTCCAATCATCAAGAAGCGTATTAAAAAAACATCTTCCAATCTCTCCAGTCTCTGCGTCATACCCTACATGGTCATATATGTAGGTTGCTATAGCCTCTGCTTGAGCATTTATTACTGCTGATCCAGACCCAGGTATACCCTTAGTCTTTTGTTTTCCTCTACTCCACTCTGTGTGAGTCATATCTGGTCTGTCCATTAAATACTCGTAGTATCCTCTATTTTCAAAATACTTTAGTATTCCTACTTTATTGTTTTCCACTAATATCTGACACCCATAAAATACACACATCTTAATCATGTCTTCGTAAAATATTTCTGCCTTAGGTGGTCTATTAATGTACTCACATACAAACTGCATAGACGCATCACTTGACATGCTAAACTTATGAAATACATGAGCAGCAGCATCAGACCTTCTACCATCGGTAGTCGTGTCATGATCGTAAGGGTCACAGCCTGCAACAAGTTGATCCGATCTACCAGGAAACTTCTTGTTAAACCTAGAAGATACAACATTTTGATTTTCAGCATCTGGAACCCAAGTAATTTCCCACTTACCTTTTCTGTGGGGTATCCACATAACCTCGCTATCCTGTACGCCATTTTTCCAAACAAACTCTCCTCTTGTTGTAGGAGTATTATTAACTTCGTTGTAATCCATCTGTTGATAGATTCTTTCGACATCAAATATACAACTTTGTGTGTCATTTCTAAAAGCCTCTTCTATAGTAAATGGAAACTGACGTTTAAACTCTGATAAAGCTGTAGTATCATTCTTTAAAGCATCTCTTCTGTTTTGAAGATAATCTCTAGCACCAGTTTCAATATTCATCTCGTCAATACCCATAATTGGTTTATCTGGAGTGTCTATAACACTATACCCATACTCATCTATAAATCCTTCTAAGTTATCATAGGCAGGAATAAATAATTTATATAAACCACTTTTAGTTCTACCATTAAGATCTTTCTCTCCCATATCAGAGTCGTAGAATATATCTTTAAACTCTGCACCACCATCTTGTTGTTTATTAGCAGTAGAACCCATCATACACTTACCAACAACCTTTCTACCTAATAAAAGACAAGTTTGAGTTACATTCCAGTTTTTCTTTATAGAATTTTGACCTGTCCACTTACCAGCCTCGTCATGGACTAGAAGTTTAAGCTTCATACCATCATAACTATTATCAGCAGTGTTCTTCCAATCTATAATAGAGTTTAAAGCTTCAGACTTCTCTATATGCTTTTGATTCCTTGTTATCTTCTTAGCAGGTTCTCTAAATGCTAACTCTACACGAGGATTACTAGAACCATCTTGTATAGGCTGAAAAAAGAAAGGGTAGTTACGATATATACGAACTACCTTATCTGTAAACATTGTCTTAGCATCTGCACCTGTTTTAGAGAGTAAACCAAAATTACTATCGTAAACTTGAGTAGCTAAATTAACTATCTCACTACTCGCCATGTAAGAGAATCCACTACGTCTGTTTTTAAGAAAACACATTCCGTAAGAGTTCTTGTCGTTTTTACACGCTTCCCAAAAAATAAAGAACGTTCTGTTAGCATCTCTGTAATCAGGATAACCAACATCTATTTTACTCCACTGGATAAACATATAATGCGATCCAGTAATATACGTAGGAACACCGTTGTTATAAAACCACAAACCGTCTCTCCTACGTCTAAATTCTTCTTCTATATAATCAACATAGTCAGAAGCATTCTCTCTTGTCAACCCCTTTGGTATATCCTCTCTAGTCCACCTTTGTTGTTTCTTAGGTAGGTTGTGATATAGTATGTCTTTCTTATACCTAGGCTTCTTAGGTAGAACTATCTTTAAATTATCAAACTCTAAGACATCTCCTTCACTACCCTCAGTAAGATATATCATATCACTTTTTTGCATACCGTTCAGCAAAAGATCCTTTAAAATCTTTTTTCTCTTCTATTAAGGATTCTCCTTCCTTGATTCTATCTTCAAGGTTTTTTATTCCTAAAAGAATTTCTTGGCAATCTTCAAAACATTCTCTTTTTGCTTTTATAGCTTGCCTTCTTTTAGCATCATCTTCTTCTATTAAAGGTTTACCTATTTCTTCTATAAGAAGATCTACAGCTCCTTTACTTGCTTCTATTAACTTCTCTAAAGTCTTAAGAGCATAATCTTTATTCTGCTCTTTCATATACAGCTAATACATCAAAGTTACGCATACGAAGAAGTTTCTTTCCATCTATATCCATATCGTACTCAGAGTTCTCGCTCCACATAACTCTATCCCCTTCACTAACACCCTGCTCTTTCATCCAGTCATTTATAATAACTGCTTTTCCATGAAGTTTAACTTCAGAAGCTGAAGTCTCTAAAAATATTCCAGACTCAGATTGCTCTGGCTCTTTCATCTCTTGCTCCATAAAATTCCAGTGCCCTACAGGAATGTACTCTTCGCCTCTTTGTATAAGATATATCTGCTCTGCAAAAGCTTGATATATATTATCTCTATCAGCATGTTTAACAAGGTTTGCAGGTGTTGCTATAAAGTGATGAAACCAAACTTTATCGCCTTCCTGTATTCCTGTCTCTTTAGTGTCCTGCATTGGTGTTTTATACACCGTACCATACTGTCTTGCTAGCTTCATAGGGTCGTAAGAGGTATCTCTATACAACTCTTTACCGTTTAACATTATGGTATCTTCTGTTTCTTTCTCTACCTCTATCCAGTAGACATCTTTAATTGGCTTCATATTTGCTTATATTTACGTTTAATCTTTACTTAACCTCGTACTCTTCTTCCAGTACTGCAGTGTTATATTCTATAGCTGTTGGTTGAGAGAAAAACCTTTTCCAAGGTCTTGAAAACTCTTCACCATCTTTTTTTATATAAACATCATATACAACTTGTTGATGTTTATACCAAGCCGCTTCATCTTGAATTATTGCGGTGACTTCTAGTGAACCTCCAAGCATCTTTTGACCTACCTGATAAGTCAGTCCTTGCTTTAAGTCCCCTATTGTTATCTTTCTTATAATAGGGTTTATTGATTCCATTTTTCTTTAATTTAAATCTGTTATATAAACTATTCGTATAAATCTCTTGACAATTTTAAATATCCAATTTGTAAATTTTTAGCTACTGTTGTTAAAGTTTGAACTCCTATAAAAGGAACTAAATCTATGTCATCTGTTAGCGCAGAAGACTTAGATGTTGTTGTTGTTTCTGTTACACCTCCTGCTGAAGTAGTAGTAGGGGTAGATGTTAAACCATATTGAATGTTATTTACAAAAGCACTAATCTTTCTATTTTCATCAATAGAAATACGTAACCTGTATACAGTGTTAACAGTAACTGTTATACCTAGATCTGTTATATAATCTGTGCCAGCTACACTATAGACAAAATGAAGGTTTCCGTTTGTTGCTAAAGTACCTTGATCGTCATTTGAAGCGTACAAGAAATAAGCTTGATTTGCATCTGTAGCATAAGTACCTACTTCTGTTAACTTTAATCCCGACCAAAAAGACATATCAGCTATACTAGAAGAAGTTGATATAGCACAAGAGAAATCTATTTTATTTTCTGTACCAAACTTTACAGCAGACCAAGCAGATGAATCTGTTCCTGATGGCATTTCAGTCTCACCATCTCTAGGAGTTAAAACAGTAAAATCATTGTCAGTAGTTCCTGTTGCTAATTGAATACCAGCAAAATCTGCATTTCTTTTTACATTACCTGATATTTGAACGCTACCGCTAGAAGTTCCACCTAAAACAAAGTTTTGATTAGGAATTATAAATGGATCTATTATAAAAGATAATATAAAAGTTTGAGAAGCAATGTCAGTACCGTTAGTACCAAGACGTATTTTACAGGAACCATCAGCTACATCATGAACTAATACGTTAACCATAGCGTTGTCAGCTATAGTTCCTGCATCATGAAGATCAACTAAAACATGAGATTTAGCTCCGTATATGTGAGCATTATTAAAAGTAAACTCTACAGTGTCTGTAGCAGCTAAATCAACTGCCTGCATAGTTATAACGCCATACTTAGCATCTAAAGTAACAGCTGTAGTTGCGTCTGTTGATTGAGTTACAATTGCGTCATCTTCACCTAAACTTGGGGTTTTTTCAAAATACTCTATAAGCTCATATCTATCATCTGATTGAGAAACAGTACCATTAACTCTAAGATTAGAGTTTTTATCTAAAGTCATTGATGTAGAACCATTAGTTGTAAAAACAAATGAGTCGCTAGAGTGATCATAAGATATTCTACCTACATCGTTATCGTTAGCGTCACCAAAAAATAAATTACCCGAAGAAGAAGTCCCTGATAAAATAGATAATCCAGAAGAAGCTGAAGATTCCAATACAGCTTCATCAGCAATAGAACTAGCAGTAACTGTACCAGCAGAGGTAGACATTATATGTAAAAGACCATCAATTGTAGAGCCTGTGTTACCAATTCCCACCTTTGTAAAAACAGCTTTATCTGTAGATAACTTCATGGCTAATCCATTTCCTGAACCACTTTGTATCTGTTTTAAGTTAGTGCTAGAAATCTCGCTTGAAGATTGAAGTAAATTTTTATATGAAGATGCTATTGATCTTCCTTTTAAATCTGCCATCTTAGTTTTTCTTTATTTTTTCTATAGACCTACCAGCAAAGTAAGCTCCATATACTGTTATTAATAATGTTTGGTATATAGGTATATAACTTTCTTGAATCTCAAATCCTCCTGCGTTTCCATCAAATACTGACAAAACTACAAACATTGCAGTTAAAAATATACATATTAAAGGTCTAATATTCTTGGAAAGCCAATTATCAGACTTCATGTCAGCTTCCCAACGTCTAGTAACTTGTTCTTGTGCTTGACTTTCTGCCTGCATCAGAACTTCTTCCATCTTACGCTTTGCCTCTAATCTTTCCTCGTCAGAAGTACTAAGATTGTCTATTACATCACCAACCTGTTTAACAACTCCTCCACTTAAAAAATTTAATAACTTACTCATAATTGTGCTAACCTATAAGCAGTATTTCCTTCATCATCTTTGTACGCCTCTAAAATCTGCTTTCTATTACTATTCTTTTTTAAAGATATATGTATCCAAGAAAAATCAAACTCGTTTATCATTTGATCAAACTCTATATCTGATTCTACTACCCAGTCGTAAATAATTTTATTATTCATTTTTCCTTCTTTCCAAAACTGCAAATCCAAAGCTTGAGCTTTACTATGCTGCGAAGTACGACTTCCCCCAATTGCACGATTAAGTAACGGGGAACGATAACCACTACTAATCCTAATAGGACCAAGCTCGTCACGCATAGGCTGTATAAGATTGTCAATGAGCCTTTGCATGTTTTCCAAGTGTTTCTCTGACATCTCATTACTAATACCTAATCTTTTTGCTGTGTTACTGTGTTCTATCTCTGCACGAGAGAAATTTTTACTTAGTTTCATAATTTAAATTTAAAACGCTTCCATGACTATTTCATCTATAGAGTTTTGTACTTCACTCTTAGTAGCCTCCATAGTCATCATTATGTTTGCTTGAAATCTTTTTACTTCTTCATTGTTATTAAATATAACAATAGTAGGAACAACTACTATTTTATATTCCTTAGACCATCTTGAGTCTGCTGCTATATCAACTCTTTGAGTTTCGCAGTCTGTAAGTTTAGATAGCCAAGTTACTTCGTTAGCCTTATTAAAGCTAGCATTAAACTCAACAGCCACCATTCCGTCAGAAAAATCTTGACTAAATGCTATTGATGATATAAAAAAAAATGTAATTAAAAGGTTTTTCATAACTCTATCTTAAGTTATCAATTTTTTCCTCCATCCTGATCATTTGCGTTTTTATTTCTTTTACGTCATCCTGAGTACTCATAATAGTTTGACGTATTAATTGATCTTTCATATCATACTCCATTCGAGTAATCTCTGGATCAGCAGGCAAAGGTAATTCTTTAGCTTCTGTTATATCAGCTTGAAGTGTAAACCACATACCTACAAGTGTAAAAATTAAAACCGCTATACCAGCTAGTGTTTTTATACTTAACTGTAGCGTTGTATCTTCATTTAATTCTTTTGCCATTTTTAAAATATTACGTAGTTAAGGCCAACACTAAAGTTGTGCCATCTTCTATTCCAATACTTATTATATTTACCTTCCACAAATATACCAAAACTTTTATTAAATCTATAACCATAAATTAAACCCATAGAATAGTCCATCCACTGACCATTATTAAAGTTATGATAAGAGTATACATTATTAGTATTTAAATGATAAGGCATAATGTTTCCCCAGGTATGAAACCAAAAATCTTTTGTAAAGTGGTAGTAGTCTAAACCTAAAACAAAAGAATACTCAACTATATTAGATATGGAGTTTCTTTGTTTTTCTACATAATTATTTATAACTTGTGGTATAACAACCTCTTCCCATACAGCTTGACTGTTTGCTACGAGGTCTCCCTCTGGTGAGAAATACTCTCCATCTAAAGAGATAGAATATCCTTCTTGCAGAGCTAGGTAAGTGTAATGTAAAGTTCCATTATCAAGAACCCAGTCTGCTAAAGGATCAAATCCGTAAGGTTCGGCAAGTCTTTGTACTAAACCCCCGTTGAATGAAAGCTTGCCCTCCCTTACTTTTTTTCTATATCTCTGTGAAGCTTCAAAATATTTTATATCAGCAAAGCCATCCTCTAAGTATTCTACTTTAGCTACCCAGTTATCAGCAACATATCTTACAAAGTGATGCTGATTAGTATAGTTTACACCTAAACGTCTTACAAAATCAGCTTCGAACAAATACTCAAAACCATCAACTCTACCAATGGTTGCGGCATCAGAATAAGAATTTTCTGTACCATTATAAAAAGTGTTGGCTCTGTTCTCATATCCAAATCTTTTAATTTTTCTAATACCAACAGATACATTATAGTCAAATGGTGTTTTAATAACTTGTTCCTCTAAAAACCCAGATGTTACAGACCATATTTGATCGTCACCTAAAGATGTTCCACCGTTAACTGCAGCATAAAATGTAGAGTATTTAAATATTTTATGTAAACCTTGAGATTGACCTAGAAAAGGAACAAATAATAAAAGTATTAATAATTTTTTCATTTCTTTAAAACACTTTTAGTTGTTGTTGTGCCATCATAAGTTACACTAAAATAATAAACCCCTGCATCTAATAAACTCATATTTAATTGATTTAAACCTTTTTTAGTATACTTTTCTTTTACATGTATTACAATTTTACCTGCTGAGTCATAAACTACAATTTCTACTTTATCATTGGTCAATATATTTATGTAATCAACTATAGGAACAGGATACATAACTACGTTATGTCCTCTTAATAAGTCTCTAGTATCTAGTTCGCTATCTGTGCTACAACTCCAGTATAGCTGTTGACATTTATTATCCCACTCGTTATTACAGCAATAAGGATCAACCATTATAACCCAAGCATAACAGGTGTCATTTAACCAATAAGGATTACCTGGCTCTCCAATACATCCAGCATCATAAAGACAACTATTATCTTCAGTATTAGCATCCTCATTATAATTATAAGCTAACTGATCCATACAACCCTCTACAACACCTATACAGGCATCATTATCTGTATTAGCTAAGACATCATAGTTAAATGACTCAGGGTTAGTACATCCTAACACAACATCAATACAAGAGAAATCTTCTGTGTTAGCATCTACACTGTAATTAAAAGCTGCAGGATCTGTGCAACCATAAACTACTTCAATACATGACTCGTTATCTGAATTGGCAAGAATATCATAATTAAATGCTGTAGAATCCATACAACCATATATAGGTAGAATACAGCTGTTATCGTCTGTATTTGCTTCTGAATTGTAATTTAAAGCTAATGGATCATCACAACCATAAATAAACTCTATGCATGATTGATTGTCAGTATTAGCTAAAGCGTTGTAGTTATAAGACAAAGAGTCAGTACAACCGTATATTATATTTATACACGAGCCATCGTCAGTATTTGCGTCTTGATTGTAGTTCAAAGACTGAGGGTTAATGCATCCGTAAACATAATCTAAACAGGTTCCATTGTCTGAGTTAGAAAGAGGATTATAATTAAATGCAGTAGAATCACCGCACCCAAATATAAAAGGAATACAATTATTGCTTTCTGTGTTTGCTTCTTCGTTATAGTTATACATTGTTGCGTCCATACAACCAATAACAACATCTACACATAAACCATTATCTGTATTTGCTGTTACCTCAAAATTAAAAGCGTTTGGATTAGTGCATCCCTCTACAACAGGAATACAGCTATCATCATTTGTATTTGCTAAAGAATCATAATTAAAAGATAACTCATCTGTGCATCCATAAATATATGGTATACAGTCATTACTACTATCTGTAGCTTCAGCCATAAAATTAATAGATAGAGGATTAGTACAACCTAAAACTTCTAACTCATCACAAATATTATCTCCATCAGAATCATTTAAACAATCTCCATTACAATCTTCATAAATTTCTCCTGGGTAAAAACAACCACCATTATCTGCGTTAGCTCCTTGATCATAATTACAAGCCTCAGAATCTGTACAGCCTAAATAAATACAATTATTATCATCAATATTAGATTCTACGTTATAATTCCAAGCTTCAGAATCCATACATCCATACACTATTGCTTCACAACTTTCGTCATCAACATTAGCTTCTTCGCTATAATTAAAAGCTAACTCGTTAGTACATCCTAAAATAATGTCAACACATTCATCACCCTGTGTGTTAGCAAGAGAATCGTAATTTAAAGATAAAGGATCTAAACAACCCTCTATGACTGGAACGCAATAATCTCCACAGTAAGGCATAGCCGTATAACTAAACCAAAAAGGAGGCTCATAAGGAATCAAAGCTCCTTGTCCATTATTAGCAAAAGGATTAACTCCACCTTGAAGTAAAAAAACTCCGTTAGAGTTTTCAAGATAAAAAGAGTTATGCATTGTTTGAAACTCTACCTCTGCTTGAGGTTGTTGAGGTTTTTTAATCTCAAAGTAATAAACATCTACAGGCTTGTCAGTAGATAATGTTATTTCAAACTCTTGAGAGTATTCTCCTGGCCCCATAGTATATGTTCCTATAGATACACCACCCTGAACTAAACCTATATAAGAATCACCCCATCCGTCTCCTGCATCATCTTCTATTATTAAAGTGTAGCCACAGGATGGTACTATTTCATTTAACGTAGCCTCTGGGTCATAATTAAATGAAAATGGATTTATACACCCTGGTATATGTAAGTTAGTACAACTACCATCATCAACGCCAGCAAAATGATTATACTCTATATATGAAGGATCAGTACATCCATATACAATAGGAATAGGACAATTTTCTAACTGTATAACACCTGAGTATGCTGCACTTCCAAATCCTGCTTCAGGTAAAGACCATAAAGTATCTAATATACCACAAGGCTCTAAATCCCCTAGTATGATAAAGTTGCCATCTACACCTCCATTGTACAGAGAACCTTCCATACCATCACCATAAGTGTCACTAACTATTAATTCTACACCTGTTTCTGGAACACATAAACTATACGATATAGTAGTGTTTGCCTGATTGTAGTTGTAAGTATTTCCTGGTACAGATTCTACAGGTTGACCATTAGATACGTCAGTAAGAATCCAACCAGTTTCGCTTGGATACTGATCTAAAGTAACCTCTAAAATCATCCTAGCTTCTCCATCACTACACTCTGTATTTATACAACTTCCATTATCAACTTGAGCCCAAGGGTTGTAATTAATAGACTCTTCGTCCATACACCCTAAAACTGGAATTTGACAAGAATTATTGTCTATATTAGCTAAAGAGTCGTAGTTTAAAGCTATAGGATTAGTGCAACCTAGAACTGTATCTATTGGTGATTCACAGTCTCCTGCATCATAATCAAATTCTTCACAGTTAAAATTTATAGAATTTCCATTCCAAGTATACGAACCATCATCACAGTAACCATCACCTAACCAGTTCTCTGGAGATTCTATTCCATTACAATCAGTAAATAGAGTGTCTTGAGAAAATGCATTAATAGTAACAAATAATAATAGGTAACTTAATTTATTTAGCATTTCCATCGTCTTCGTGCTTGTCGGATTCTTGAATTAGGATCGTTTTGAGTCTTTTGACTACTTCGTTTTAATTGCCCTAGAGATCTAGCACAATATGATTTACGTCTTTTAGCAGCTTTACTTCCAGGCTTAACCTTTCCAGTAACAGCAGTTTTAAGTTTACTGCCAGGGTTAGCACGTCTGTAAGCTTTAACACCTTTAGCTGTCATACCAGCACCAGATTTAGTAGGTCTAAAGTTACCAGACTTAATGCTAGTCTTTATACCCATACCTTTTTTAGCCTTCTTTACCGCTTTCACTTTTTTCTTTTTATATCTAGATACTCTACCTTTAGTATCTTTTTCTTTTTGAGCTCTACGTTTTTCGCTAGGAGATAATTCACTCCAAGTAGTAGGCGTGTCTTTTGTTACCCTTTTAGTAGGTCTAAAAGTATTTTCACCTCCAGAGTAATCTTTCTTACCTCTAGGTGTACGCCATTTTTCTTTAAACCAACGTTTAAGTCGTAAACCTGCTGCTGTTTTTCTAACTGCCATTACTTCTTCTTCTTTTTACCACCTTCACCCCAGTTAGCAACACCTACTTTTCTACACTTAGCCATCGCACCACTTCTATAAGCTGAGGTCTTAGGTCCATATCTAGATACTACCTTATGGTAGCAAGCGTCCTTTACAGAGCCACCTTTCTTCATTACATTAACCTTCTTACCTTTTTTCTTTCGCTTTACAGCTTTACAAGTACAACGTTTGTGCATTATTTTTTAGCAAATTTTTCTACTCCAGATATTCCAAAGCAGCCAAGTACTACCCATACAAATGAATTGTATACGTACTCATTTATTATTAAGTCTTGTCCAATCCAACCAGTAACAAGGTCAGCTACCATTATCATACACATAACTGCAAAAGCAATAAATCCTACGATAGCTTTCTCATTCCAGTTGTTGTTGTCTTTAAATATTTCCATTATCCTCTAGATACTTTAACTGTTCCTGAGCTATTCCAAAGTCTGCCATTAACTCTAGGATCTGAAGTTGGTAAAGAACCAGCTGTACTAGAAGCTCCTAAATCTAAATCAGTATCATCAGATGAGTTTTGAACAGACTTAACCATTATGTGCAAGAAAGCTCTAAGCTTATCTGCTGTTATGCTTTTATCACCATCTTGAAAAAGATCTTCTATCATGTCTAATAGTTCAGCTCTTTCTCTTTTTTCGTCAGAAGAAACAGTTATCTTAGTATCAGTGTTTGTAGCAACTAAACTTTTATATCTAGTTTTTCTTGTCGCATTTTTGTAATCTCCTTTTGCCATTTTATTTATTTACTTATTATACAAAACCATCTCCAAAATCATCAGACCAATTGCTAGTGCTAGAGTGTTTACTTTTAGAAGTTTTGTAGTTTCTATTTATCTCAGCTTGTGTTAAAACTCTGTTATACCACTTAACCTCATCTACAACTGCTCTTGCCTCTCCAGAGTAGTAATTTTTATCAGTTCCTATAGTTATAGGGTACGCCTCAGCTGTAGCACTAACAGATCCAGTTACAGCGTCAGTACCTCTACTTGTAGCGTCAACATAAAGCTCAAGTTCGTCACTACCATTATAAGTTGCAGTAATATAATACCAAACAGGACTTGAAGACGAAGCAGCACCAATAGTGTGATTTACAGTAAACCTTCCATCAGCTGTATTTAAATCTGCATATATTTTATTATTATAAACAGATGCTGCAAAACCATGATCAACATTAGTAGCTAAACCAGTACCTTTAGTAACTAAGTAAGAATAATTACTAGTATCAATATTTTCAAAATGTCTATACCAAAAAGCACAAGTGAAACCATCATCCATAGCACCTAAAGAACTATCATCATCTGCTTGTACATAACTATCACCATCTAAATTCAACCCTTTCTGTCTTACTCTATTCATAGGTAGACCTAAAGAATCTTTATTAAAATGAGGTACTTCTTGAAGTTTTATTGTAGTTGGAGAACCACTAACAGTACCGTCATTAGAATTAGTTGATAAGTCATCCCAAGTGTCTATACCACTGTTTCTCCAGTACGCTATTAAGTTTGAAGAAGCACTGTGATCTCTGCAGTCTAAAGCTAAACCATTATTAAATATCTCTTGAACTTCAGTTTCCGTAAGTATTTTATTAAATATAGAAACTTCATCTATGAAACCATCATAGTTGTTTGAACTACTACCTCCTATAACAAAGTTGTTAGAAGCATCTGAGTCTCGAGTACCACTAGGAGTTTCGCTTTCAGTTATAGTTTGCTCAACACCATTTATATATATTTTAGGATCATTACTAACACTATCGGCATCATAAGTAACAGCAATGTGCATCAATTTATTATAAGTTAAATCTAAATCTGTTCTCCAGTTAACAACTGTACCGTCAAACGATTTTAAAAATTTAACACAAGGACTGCCTCCATCGTCTGTTACTCTTAGATGAACATTACCTTTAGTTATAACATTACCGTTGTTACTTTCACCTTCTGTTTTAGCAGAAACCCAACAACTCCAAGTCCCACCACTACCATCAAACACATCGTCTATAGTAGAGTCAGACCCACATCCAACGCTATCATCACTACCATCAAATATCATCTTTTTAGAGTAAGATGACATAGCGTGTTGAGGTATGTATGGTTGAGCTGTAATATAAGAAGCACCAGTTATTGCATAGGAATCAGATAGAGTTACCTCTTTAATTGAAACACTTCCAACTGAACCATTAAACCCGCTAGAGTTTAAGTACACACTAGTACTTAATGCTTCAAAAACATACGTATGCACACCCACTGTTGATCTATGTGGAGTTTGATCAGAGCCTGAACCGCTGAACAATTTAACACTACCAGCTGTTCTTTCTAAAATTTCAAACGTTGCTTTATAGTATTTACCTGAGCTAACACTAGATGAACCACCAGCATTTCTAATAGAACCACTACCACCATCAGAAGTGAAGATATTGTTAACATCATCAATAGACCAATTTGTAGCACCATCATAAAGAGACCAATCACCATCAACAACTAACTCAGATCCTAAAACAGGAGCAGCGTTATAAACTCTTGTACCTGTACCTTCATTTAATCTATATAAAGCTTTACAGTTACTTGATAAAATACTAGTGTCACTATTATCAAATACATCTTTATCAGGGTTGTTGTAATCGTAAGTAACATCTGAAGCTGACCAAACCGAATCGTATATTTGTAAGTCTGCTATATCAAAGTCTCCAAAAGTTGAATCGTCATATCCTACCACAAAGTCATTAACAGTTATAGCAGCTGTAGTAGTAACAACTACTCTATGCCAATTACCAGCTGTTAAAGAGTCTCCAACTACTCCATCAACATACGTTACTTTACCTGTCCAAGTACCAGCTGTTGTAATTTCCCCATTATTAGAGCTAAGACCATTAGATGTTTGAAACTCCATTAACTGCTCTGTATTACTAGTAACATCTGCTACGTTAATCCAGAAAGCTACAGTCTTCATAGAATATCCTGGATTTCCAAAATCTATT